TCAGCACGTAGACTTTATCATAAAGAAAATTCAACGTAGCCCAATGCCTCCTCCAGATGCAAATGATGTTGTTCAGTTACTAACTGAGGCTGTTCGTAATCCTGAGGCTGCTAAAGCATATGTGCGTGAGGCTGCGTACCTCGTTCAACAAAACCTTAAAGCATGGACTAACGCTATGGACGCTCCTAACAGCGCAGAGTGGAAACGACTGCTGTTGATTGCGGATAGCGCACGAGCATAACGGAGCATAAAATGAGAGGCAGCTTAAAAGTAACTACAGTTTGCGCACAGGGCTACGAAGTCGAACAAGAAGGTAAAGTAGCTCCTTGGTTGAAGCAGTTTGCTAAAGCACAAGATCAGCAGGAGACTGTTGTGAACCAAGCCCGCAGGCGCAATCAAACCCAGGCAGCTGGATATTTAGATCATGTTCAGAACATCTTAGTTAATCGTCCGCGCTATGCGACGGTGGAAGATGCGGTTCAGGATTTCCGTAAGCGCACTGGATTAGATAGTTATTTGGAAGAAATTAAGCAAGCTGAGAAGAAACCCAGGTTAGTTAAGAGCGCTAAATCAACTAGAATTGCAGCCAGAATTAACGTCCTAGAAAAGCTGGGATTAAAAAAAAAAGTAAAGCAAGCAGCTGACGCTCAGACATTTCCCTCATCATTATCTAAATATACAGAAGCTGTCAATGACATTATTTCCTTTATTAAGAATAGGATTGAGGATTTGCATGCTCTGGGTGTAACCGTTCCACAATTGCAACAAAGCATATTGGAAAACTTTGGCATACGTCATGGTGTCCAAGATAAAGATGTTTACAATCAAGAAGTTGAAAAGTGGTTAAGCGATCAAATAGAAGAAGCACAGGGATTAGTATCTGCTGAAGAAGGTTCTCCTAGCTTAGGAGCAGGGGTTAATCGAGAAATGGACTCTCAAGAGGATAGCGATGCTTTTGCGGGATTAATGCCAGCATCTTCTTGATAAGGGTTTATGCAAGATCATCCATTATTTGAAAAGTTTAAGTTAGGATTAAGCAATTTAGATCCAGTTAAGTTTTGTCAAGACAATTTAGTCTTGGATGGCAAACCCTTCCGCGTTGAAGGTAATGGTTATAAACCATTTGCCGATATTTATAGACGTATTGGAATTACATCTTTAAACTCCGAATCTAAACCGGTAGTTTTAGTTAAGGGTCGCCAGGTTGGTGCCACCACCATGGCAGTCTCTCTGGAGATGTATTTTATGGCTTCTGGTTTGTTTGGGAACCACGGACGCCCACCCATACGTGTATTACACTGCTTTCCCACATTGGTGCACGTATTTGATTTTGCCAAGACTAAATTAAAAGCTACCATATCGCAATCGCGTTTGTTGGACGATCCGAGCAATCCAAATAAAAAGATCCCATTTATTGAAAAATATATAGACAAGTCATCTTCAGCTAGTAACTCTTTGCAGTTTAAACAATTTGTGGATGGCAACTTTTTACGCGTAGAATCTACTGGTTTAGATGCTGATAGGCTTCGTGGTGGTACTGCTGATGTTATCTTCTATGACGAGTGTCAAGATATATGTAAGGATGCAATTGCCAACGCAAACAAATTACTTGCGCAAGCAAAATATGGTAACAGTGGTGTTAAGGTTTATTTTGGAACTCCCAAGCAACGGGGTGGACATTACTGGGATATGTGGCAACTATCTAATCAGCAGTATTATCATTTAGGTTGTGAGAGTTGTGATAAATTATTTCCACTATACACTACTGGCAGTGATGATTGGAAAAAAATATGGTTGTTTGGCTGGACAGTAAAGTGTCCGCATTGCGGGTTTGAGCAAGACAAGCGCGAGGCAGCCGAGCGTGGCAAGTGGGTGGCTTTAAAGCCTGAAAATGATAGATATATTGGTTATCATATTAACCAAATGTACATGCCCAACTACACTAAAGAGAAAATACTAGACGAACGTCCTGAAGTTAACCCATCTATGACTGAAAGAGGGTATCAGAATGAAGTTTTAGGCGAGTTTTACCGCGGCGAAGCGTCTCCTATTACACCAGAAGAAATTAGAGAACACTGTGCTGATGAGAAGCGCGGTTTTGTTCAAGGCATATCTCTTCGAGAAAATAAGAAAGTATATGCTGGATTTGACTGGGGTGGAAAAGATTTTGTGGACGCCGGCGAGCGAAGCACTCAAGGGCAGTCTTATAGTTGTGGGGTTATTCTGACTGAAGAAGGTCCCAATCTTTTATCTATTCAATTTGCAACCTTGTTGAAACGTAATGATTTGGAAACAAAAAAAGAAATTGTGAACGAGATGTTTCGTCGGTACAGCGTTAAACTAGGGGTAGGAGATATTGGGCATGCTAATGATCTTTCAGAAATTTTACATCGTGAACATGGTAATCGGTTCTTGGCTAGCCAAGCATCTTCGCATGTAAATAATAGGATAAAATTTAATTCTGATTACATGCCACCAACTATTGTATTTGAAAAGGATTATCACGTAGCAGAGATGTTTAGTTTAATGAAGCGTGGCATGATACGTTTTCCGTACAAGAGTTACGAACAGATTTATTGGTTGGTAAATCATTGTTCAAGCATGGAGATAAAAACTACAGCAAATGTATATGGTGAGCCCGTTTTTAGGTATGTAAAAGGTACAACTCCCAATGACGGACTGATGGCATTGATAAATGCATATTTGGCTTACAAATTTGATATCACCGGTTCTTTTAGTAATAAAATGGCAGGTCTTATGGATAAACCTGGTCGAAAACAAATTCCTGCAGTGATTGGTTATATTCCTAGAATGTAACATAAAAGGAAATAAATGAATTCCCAACCTTTAAAAGAAGCGGCTGCTCCTCCCCTTATCACGAATTATATGGTTAAAGCCGTAAGCCAACACCGTCGTGAAGTGCTAGAGGAAGAGACTAATGCTGGGAAGTTCAGACAACCTGGAAGTACGCATTTTGCCGCAGAAAAAACGCCATTAGGAAATGTTAAATCTACTTCTGCAAGACTTAGTAAATTTGCTCAAGGTTTTGGCTTAGGTTCAGGAGGCACAGGCGTAAGTACCGGTTATCAGGGATCCGGTGGTACGGTTCGTCAAGTTCCGGAGGTTTATTCTCCTCTGTGGCTTAATTCAAATCTTAATTTACCCCGCGATAGAGCTACTATTAATGCTTGGTGTCGCTCTTTTTATGCTTTAAACCCAGTAGTTCAGAATGCTATTTATTTACATGCTACTTATCCTATTTCTAAATTAAATATTAAATGTAAAAACGAAAAAGTTAATAAGTTTTTTCAAACAATGATTGAAGAAATAGATTTAACCAATATTTGTGTACAAATAGCTCAGGAATATTGGACACTTGGAGAAGCTTTCGTTTATGCAGAGTTGGACGAACGATCAGCTAAATGGAGTCGAATTCTTATTCAGAATCCCGATTATATCTCGGTAAAACGCTCGGTAATTGCTGGCGAGCCCATTATTAGCCTACGTCCAGATGAAAATTTGAGGCGGATTTGTACTTCCAACCGACCCTCAGATATGCAGCAGCGGCAACAGCTGGATAAAAGTATTGTTGAACACGTCAGAAGGGGTGAGAATATTCCTTTGGACAACTTCTACGTGTCCCACATCGCCCGCCGGATAAGCCCTTATGAAATTAGAGGAACCGGTCTACCAGTAAGTTGCTTTCGTCAGCTTATGCTTTTTGATAAGCTGCGCGAAAGCAAGTTTGCCCAAGCGGATAATCTAATTAACCCGCTAACTTTAATTACAATTGGTGGCGGACAAGATAATTATAAACCAACTGCCGACGATCTAGATGGTTGGCGGCAGCTGTTCGAAGAGTGTCATGATGAAGAAACAGAAGTTTTAACCGAAGAAGGTTTTAAAAAGTTTGAAGAAGCTATAGAATTTGAACAAGTTATGGATGGAACTACTGGTAATGTTTGTTCTATTTCTGCTCGTCCCAAATCCGGTATAAAAATTGCTTGTTTTAATTCCGACAAAAATATGTTGGAATACCATACACCAAGCGCTGCTCACGTATATGATTATGATGGAGATATGTATCATTTTCATAATGATAAAATGGACACAAAGGTTACTCCCGATCACAAGATGTGGGTTCAATCGAAGAAATTCACAGGAACCGGAAAATCTAGGACTTGGAAATGGGGAGAATGGGAAAAGATATTAGCTAAAGATTTGTACAAGAAGCCATGGGATAAGCGATTCCGAGCTGAGGCAGGTTGGGAAGGCGAAGATATTAAATTTACTGATGTGTGTGGTCAAAAAGTTCCAATAGAGTTGTATTTAGAATTTTTGGGCTATATCATTAGTGAGGGACATTTAGGAAACAGCTCTAATGAAGTTAGTGTTTCCCAAGCCGTTATTACTAAATATGGTAAAGAAAACGAGCATTATCCTAAGATGAGGCGGTGTGTGGAGAAGTTTGCCGAGATTATTGGTAAAACCTGTGGACATACAATATGTGCTAAAAAAGATAGTCAAGCTAAATATTGGAATGCCAGATTTTCATTAAAAGGTGCGAAATTATTCGAGCATTTATGTGGTGAAATTGGAAGCATTGATGGACACAGATCGCACGACAAGGTAGTTCCTAAATGGATTTTAAATCTTAGCCCGCGGTTGCTGCAAATTTTTCTAGATGCACTAATAACTGGCGATGGTAGCGATTATGAAAGACCAGTAGACAAATCTCTCCATGGCTATTTCTACTATACAACATCTAAACAACTTGCAGATGATGTTTATGAGGCGGCATATAAGGCAGGTTATGTGCCGACAACATTTGTAAGAAATAAAAAACCAACACCCATACATCCTTGTTATACCGTTCAGTGGTCAAATTCACACAAAGGTAATCTACCACTAGTTACTAGATATTCTGTTAATCCACGTACTAAAGAAAAGAAAGAAGCAATTTCTAAGGTTAACTATTCTGGTAAAGTATGGTGTTTTACCGTGCCAACTGGCTTGTTTATTACACGACGAAATGGAAAGATCGCTATACACTCCAATTGCCAGTATGATAAAGATTTCAAGCTCTTTACCCACGATGGGGTAAAGGTTGAATATGTTAGCAAGGGTGCTGGCATTTACGACATCTCCGGCGATATTACTCAGCTTTTGAAAGAAATATATATTGGACTAATGGTTCCCCAAGTTATTATGGACGGCGGCGCAGACGTAACCTATGCTAATGGCGGTGTAGCATTAGATGTTCTAAGACAGCGGTACATGCAGTTTAGAAACATGCTAGGGCAGTGGCTGCGGCGCAAGATTTTTGCTCCCATATCACGTATTAATGACTTTTACGATTATGAGAATGATGAGAAAATTCTCATTGTTCCTGAAGTAGAATGGAACCACATGTCCTTATTTGACATGGGTGACTACATTGCCAACTTAACTCAACTATTATCAACTCAGCCAAAGAATGTTTCATTACAAACCGTATTTAGATCTTTAGGGTTAGAATTTGAAGAAGAAATGCGTCATATTCGTCAAGAGAATATTGAGCAAATTATTCAAATGAAAGAAATGGAAGCGTTGCAGCGCATGTCTTTGAATGATTTACGTTCAATTGGTGATGATGACGAGATTCAGGAAGTACAAGAGAGCCCATTGCCGGGCGAAAGCGCATATGAGAATGCGCAACCTGGCATGGGTGGCATGGGCGGCGGCATGGGCGGCATGGATATGGGCATGGGCGGCATGGGCGGCGGTATGGGAGGCGGACTTGGCGGAATGCCAATGGGCGGAGCCCCACCAATGGGCGGAGGTATGGGCGGACCAATGGGCGGAGGTATGGGCGGATCACCGCCAGGCGGTGCACCACTATAAACCATATGGTTTTGTAAACCTATTATTATTACTGCCTTTTAGGTAGGAGGCAGTTTATGTCCAAAACTCGTGATAAAGAGCTTATTGCCATTGCTCAAAGATATGGCTTAACCGGCTACCTAAGACAATGGCTCACTCCAGGCGGCTGGGGTAGGGGTGTTGGAGAACAACTGTTTGGCAGTTACTCTGAAAAGATGACTGCTCTGCGCGAGGTTGATAATGCCATGCGCAATGCTGTAATGGGACAGAGTGATAAAGCTCTGGAAAATTACGATTTAAAAATATCGCTACAAAAAGCTCAGGAAGCTTTTAAGAATAACCGTTTTATTGATGTGGCTCATTGGATAGGTAATATTAATTTAATGGTTCGGGACGCAGTAGATTTAGGTGCTTCGGTAGCCAACCTAACTCAGCAGGAACTAGACGAATACTATTCTGAAACTCAAGGACCGTATTTATCTGAGCAATATTTTTCCGACGCCAAAGTGGCAGAGGCGGGGTTTTGGGATTTAATGGGCGGATTGTATAAGGGGGTTTTTGGAGATCCTATAGAACGAACTTATTGGAGAGAAGTAAAGCTTCGCAAAAGTGCTATCCGTAATCTTTTGACTGCAACCAAGAGTTTTGTGGATCGTGTTTTAATTATTTTTAATGAAATGAAGCGTGCGCGAGCTACCGGTCGCATCAGTGATTGGACAAGTCAGTATAACCAATTGTTGAAGTATCATGCTAGTTTTGAAGAAACATTTAAGAGCGTTTATACTAAACATTTTATTCCAATCATTGAAATTGCTAAGAAACGTTTTGCAGAATCTGATCGCATGAAAAAAATGCGTGAGAAAAAAGAAGAAAAGCGTAGAGAACAAGCAGGAGAATCTGCAGTTGGACAACCAGCCGGAACTCATAGTGAAGCGCCGATTTCGCCGGAACCGCAGGTTAGGGAAGAAACAGTTACACCAACCCGCGGACGACCGACCAAGAAGGTGTGGTGGGTTGATGCAGGTGGTGTTGAAGTAGATCCTAACAAATCGCGCCGTGTTTTAAAACTTGTGTTTGATGAAACAGAAGGTGAAGTTCCTACTGAGGGTAAAGAAGTCAGGGACGAAAAAGGTCCGGTAGCTATTGTTAATCCAGCCGGAGAAGTTACTTTAGAAGATATTTATGATGCGCAAACTAAAAAGAGGGTAACTATTCCAGTTGAAGCTGTCAAGCAGTATATGACGAAGCTACGGCAGGATGCGATAAATCAGGCAGCACAGGTACCGATTAAGCCAGATCCTATAGTTGACATAGTTGCGCCAGAAAAAACTGAGGTGAATCCCAATCTAGTGGTTGTATTGTTGTCCAAATCCGTTGGCAAGAAAAAGAAGGATAAAATTGCTGAAATGATTAAATCACAAGTTAATGCAGATGTGGAATTCATTATTCCAAGTCGTATTCGCAAAGCTCGTCGTATTATTTTACAGAGAACTGATGAAGGGCGCAATGTTATATCGGTATGGGCTTATGATCCTGATACTGATAAAGCAGTTAAGTTAACTGGAGAGTTGGAAACCTCAGAAGAGATTAAGTCACAAGTTCCTGCTAATATTTCTGAAATAGGCACCACACCAGCACCAGCACCAGCACCAGCACCAGCACCAGCACCAGCACCAGCAGCACCAGTACCTGTGCCGACACCGGAAAAACCAACAGCGTCACCACCGGCACCAGAACCGAAACCGGCAGAGGAGTCCAAACCTCCACCTTCGCCTAAGCCAGCCGAACCAGAACCCAAACCCAAACCAGAACAGAAACCAACCGAGCCAGAAATTAAGGGCGAACGAATAGCTATTATTGGTTTAAAAGAAAAGCCAGACAATCTAGATCAAATACTTAAGGCATTGGGTGCAATGTTGGGATTCAAGGTGGTGGCTGTTTCGTTCGGCTCCGAAGGTAAAAAGCAGTTGCAACAATATATTGACGAAGGTTACAACATTGATAAAAAACACAGCCACGTATACAATACAGTAGATGAACTAAAGAAGAAGTATCCAATGTTATCTTTAGCATTGACCGAAGAAGATGATGAAGAACCCAAAGTGGAAGAACCCGAGGAACCCAAAGAGGAAAAACCTGCAGGCGAGAAGCGAGCATTCGTATTTTTTGAAGGCAGCCCTGATGATGCGAACCGCATCCGTGATGCTGTAGAAAAGCTTCACCCAGATATGAAGGTTAGTGTATTAGCTCCCAAGTACAGAGAATCAATGAAAGAAAAGTATTCTGATGAATTAAAAGCTGTTTATGCTTATCGCACTCCGCCCGAGGAAGGTGAAAAAGAGCTTACCGAAGATATGGTTAAACAACGAGTTAAACAACGAGTTAAGAAACGTAAGGGTAAAGCGGCAGCCCGTCGGGTTGCGTTGTTAAAGAGGTTAATAGGTTAACATGGACATACTCGCTGTTGCATCTTTAGAATTAAACCGCACTGAGAACAAACAAGTTGTAAAAGTGGCGGGTATTGTTCGTCGTTTGCGCAATTGGTATCGCAAACTTACAGACCCAGAATATCGTGCCAAGGTTGTCAAATTACAAACAGATTCGGTGGCAGTTCGTAGCGACATTGATGAGTTAGAAAAACACATAATAAGTGTACAAAAATCAATTAAAGACTCCGACGTTGAGTCGTACAACTTTGCAGTAGATAGGGTGAGAGAAATATCTAAGCGATTATCAGGAGAGCTTACTAAATACGAACAGAGCGCAACCGAAGCGGACCCAGATGTTAAAAATCAGTTTACGGAAAAGTATCCGAAATTGCCTGCAAGTTTAGATCGTATTGAAAGAGTACACATTTCCAACACCATACGAGAAGCGGTCTGGAATATTAAAGCTATAAAAGACAGTTTAACCAGACATAATCTTCCCAAAGAGGAAGTGGACGCCTTTATTAACGATCCGAATCGTCTGAATGATTTTTATAATATTTTAGCTCAAAAAATAAAAGCTGGCAACATTGTTGGATCTTGGGAGTCTCCTCAGTCTAAGCTTGACATTAATCGCAATGGAGAGATGCAGTACCGAGTTATCACTAATCCTTTTGTCATACCGGGTACGTCATTTAAAATGCAAGTAACGGTTGAAGGTACTGATTTGTCTGCCCGCACCACCTCTCCCAGACCGGTGTTTTCTATACATAAATTTAATTTTATAGATGCTAGGCAAAAAGCCGCCCGAGCAAAAGTGCTTGATTATTTAAAAATGATTAGGCTACAAGTCAAGGTAGATAAATCTATGGCAAAACTTTCGCATAAAATAGAGGCTGGTGAGTAATGTCCGCAGGTTTTGCCAAAGTATTAAAAGCGTTAATTGGTAAAGAGGTTGAGATTTACCAAGGGGATTCGCATGAAACATTATTAACAGCAGATAAAGATATAGACCGCAAGAGCGTAATACGTGGCAAACTATTAGAAGTCATTGACGAATGTTTAATTGTAGAGTGTAACGTAGGCGGAACCGCTGTTAAAGTGTATGTTAATTCGTGGACAATCAGTGCCATATTAGAACCACGCCCCGGTGCTTGTATTCATTCTATTTATAACCACGCTGAGAGACGGGTACCACGATGAAAGCAGACTTGTTAAGAAAATTGGCAAAAGATTTTCGAATAGCTGGACAGAATCGTTTAGCCAACAAGGCTCTTATCGCGTTAGCGAAAGAGACCGGCTCACCAACGCCACGTTCTGATCTTAGTTATTCATATGTAATGCGTAAACTGAGGAAGGATAAACCTGAACGTTTGCACAAGTTTATGGTTGTTTTTAAGCAAGCTTTTGATAAAGCCTTTGTAGAAGAGGTAGAAGATCCTGATAACGCAGCTTTGATGGAAGCTTTACAGGCGGTGGATTACAAATCAGATCAGAACGATGTTAAGGACAAGATTCCTGGAGGGTTGGCAGATAAAGGCGAGCCGAAAGATCTTAATCCAAAGCAATTGGAAAAGGGAATTAAGATTGAGATGGAACATACCGATGATGAGGATATAGCTCGTGAGATTGCCACTGATCATTTGACTGAGGATCCTTTATATTATGACAAACTGGAAAAGATCGAAAGCTCGGATATCGAAGAGCGTATGGTTAAGCTTGCAGAATATATGGTAACCATGGACGATCCAGCTATGGCAGCACGAGGAATTGCAGTAATAATTAACTTTCTTACTCGTCGCATTGAGCCTAATAAAAGATTATATTCTTTATTAAATTTGAAAAGAAAGATATATGAATTGGATGAGTATCAAATAGCTAGCAAGAAAAGTCCGAACACCGCTTCTTTAGGACAGTCTATTACGTTTCTTAAAACCATCCTCAATGGACGACCTCCATACTACATACGCAAAGTAATTAATGAAGTGGTAAAGAATATATGATACCCCCAAATTTTCGTCAGGTCAGTCCTAAACTGTATAGGAGTGCGGCGCCCACAAACCAGGCGCAAGTAGATTGGCTTGTCAATAACTATCCTAAGATTAGGAAAGTAATCTCTTTGGATCGGGATGCTGGTTTATTCATTGCTCGATTACTTCCTCCCAGCGTTAAGCACATTCAGCTGCATATTAATCCAGAATCTAGTGCTAGTATTAATGCGGCTGGAAACAAGCTTAAAGCGGGCGGCGGAGCGATTTTTGACACACCCCAAGGAAGCACTTTAATCCACTGTCGCCGGGGGAAAGATAGAACAGGTTTCGCGGTGGGTATTTACAATGTTTTAAAGCAGGGTGCCAGCCCTGCGTTTGCCGTGCGTCAAGCTGAGTCTTTAGGGTATGGAAGTGGTATATCGGCGGAATCTAAAGCTTTGATGAACAAACACATTGGCTTAACTCCTACGACGCCCACCACCCCCGACCAAGCGGTCCTTGATATTTCGGAGGCGGATGATATTGTTACCTACCTGCGTGAGGAAGGCTCGGGCGGGTATCAACAGCGATCCAGCAACGTGGCTGGTACGTCTAATCCAATCATGGATCAAACTGACGTGTGGTGGTCTGCTGTAAGATCACCCGAAGGTGAACAAAACCCTTCGGTAAATATTCGGGCTCGAATCGAAAAACTTAAAGATATAGTTAAACAAGCCGGCGCCAAAACAGCTGTTGTTATTAAAGCTACTCCACACCCAGCAGCAGATCAATTTTATTCGGACCTCAAAAAGCTTTTAATGTCTATAGGGTATGTTGTAGATATGGTGAATTATGGTGACTTACCACCAGTTGCTGATTTTTGGATTGGCCATGGACGAGGTGGGCAAGCATTAAAATTTGCTCCAAGCACTGTTCAGCAACTAATATTAAGCCCCACCCTTAGATTATCACCCGACATAATTAATGCAATCAAAGTTTTGGATAGCAAGACGGATGTTAATGAAGCGTTTGGTGGTGGTGGACCGGTAGGGTCACCGACAGCGGAAGAGTTACCTTCTGGGCAAGGATCTCCCGCAATACCTAGTGCACCACAGTTACCCAGCACTGGGTTGAGAAGTAATTACCAGGGATCTATTCCTGGTACTAATTTTGGGGTTGGGGGCGGAACGCCTGGTTCTGGCACTGGCGGAATAATTGATATAGATCCCTATGGATTAGTGCAACTGTAAATATGCCATTTATATAGTATTTTAATATGCTCAAATCTGCTGACACCGTAGAAATGACTCTGGATATAACAGAGGAAGAAAAGAAAACTGCAAACCAGCTAGTTAAGGTGCTAAAGTTACTAATCGATAAGTTGGTTAGTTATAATAATTATCTCAACCATCTGTATAATCCATTTAAGAAATACCAGCAGGTATCTACTGAGTCTATAGAAAAATATAGAGCTACATTGTGGCGCTTTACAGAAGAAATAGAGGAAAAGTTTTTAGGATCTGAACGGTCAAACGATCCGAAAGATTGGTCTTTCAAAAAAACCGCCTTCATATGTGCAGCCAAACTCAAAGAATTTTCAACTGACACGCATATATCCAAATTGTTGGAGTCTTTTTCCGATGATTCCACGGATGTGGAAGATAATGTGATCCAATTAGTTGCCATTATTAGAAATCATACTAGCTCTACTTTTAGAAATAATGTGATTACTGCCATGGAAAATACTAAAAAAGAAATATCTGAGTTTAAAAAACTGATAGAAGATAGGATTATTGATCACATAAATACCAATATTCTTGCAAAGAACTGGATAGAAGATTCAAGCCAGGAGCTTAATATTCCTGTACAAGAGCGAGAACCGTATGTGGTTAGGTTATATCAAGACAGAGAAAAGCGTATGCGTGAGAAAGGTTAATGATGTTTATTAAGCAGGGAGAACCTGGAAAGATTTTAAAAGTTTACAAAGAAGGTGAACTTAAGCAGGACGAAGAAGAGGAAAAGCGCGCTTTGAAAGACCGAGAGATTAAAACTTCCGGAGAGAATAAATGCTTATCAAATTAGGAGAAGCAATAGCAGTTACTAAGGACGACCTTAAGTTAAACATTCTGGACGTTGACGATCCTGAAATAACTAAAATGTTTCAGGATACCGTGACAGATCTTAAGGCTCGTGCTGCGGTAGAGGCGGCGGAGCAGTCTGTTAAGACTGGAAAAGCTATCGCTCCTAAGGCTAAGGACTTTTTATATTTTACGGCTGTAATGATGCACGCTGCTGAGTCAGCATTGTTAGATGATAGTGGTGCGCTTAGGAAAACCGCCGATGGTAAGGATGTGGAGGCTCATTGGGAAAAAAGAGATGATACTTGGATATGGCGCAGTAGTGATCCGGATATTATGCCTTATAAAAACAGCAACTGTTTTGCTCCTGGCACAGATATTTTATTAGGGGACGGATCTAGTAAAAAAATCGAAGATATCAAAGTTGGTGATGAAGTATTTACTCATAAAAATCGAGTACGTAAAGTTGTAGCTCTCTCTTCTCGCCAACATGCGGGAACGTTGTTGAAGGTTAAGTCAGTACATAACCCAGAGTTACTTGTTACTGGAGAGCATCCATTTTATAAATTAGATGCGTCTAAAAAGAAATTAAATAATTTAATTTCTCATAATGATGGTTTTAAATTTGAGAAGGCTGAAGATTTATTAGTAGGAGATATGTTGTTATCTCCGGTAAATAGATTATTTAAATCTAATGATGAGAATTATCGTTTGCATCGCATTACGGATATTGACGAAACAGATTATGAAGGTTTAGTATATAACTTTGCCGTCGAAGATGATAATTCATACGTTGCCAATGGGGTTATTGTTCATAATTGTGATATTTTCCCTGAAGAAGAGTTAAAAAAGGCTTATAAAAAGTGGGTAGCCAAGCCGCTATGTCTCGATCATCAATCTCAATCGGTAGATATGATGCGCGGAATTGTGGTAGACACCTACTATGATGAAAAAAAGATGAGAGTAATTGCCCTATGTGCTTTGGATAAGATTGGTTATCCAGAGTTGGCTCACAAGGTGTCTACTGGCGTAGCAGCTTCCGTATCAATGGGAACAGCCGTTGGTAGGGCAATTTGTACTGAACATGGGTGTCACAGAGTTGCCAAGACTGAGGTGGATTTCTGTGAGCACATGAAAGCAAAGACTTGTTATGGCGAAATTAACGTGGATCTGTCGCCCATTGAGCTGTCTATTGTAGTTAGTGGCGCAGATCCTAAAGCTAAAATTCGTCGCATAATTGCTGCCGCTGATAGTATCGCCCAGTATGTTGAAATGAAAGAGAACATGGTGAAGGAAAAGCAAGCCATGACGCTGGACGAAGTTAAGCAGCTTAAAGAGGATTTAAAGAACATTGAAGCTAAGATTACTTCTCTAGGAGAAGATGAAAACGAAGAAATAGCACCACCTTATGGACAGCAAGGTCGAGGATCTCTTGAAATGGCCGAGACCGAGGTGGATGAAGTTGCGGGAAATAACCCCCAGGGGTTCCCAGATCGGTATGCTTCCGAGATACTTTCCGATATCGTAGGAGTTTTGAACGAAAAAGTAGCTCAACTTGACAAATTTATCAATAAAATGGCTTCTGTAAAAGAGAGTCATCTAAATAATATTGAGGATACTACAATGACTAATGAGAAAAAAGCTTATTTCCAAGGTGGCGGTGGCGTAAATGAGCCAGCCCCGGGGCAAGTTAAATACCCCAAAGAAGATTCAGATTCTATTCGTAACAACGAAGACAAACAAATGGTAGGACAGCCTCCATTTCCAGAGGTTGGTCCCGTGGATGGTATGCATCCTGGTCCCGCTTCTGTTCCCGAGTCAGAAGAGGCTCGTAAAAAGAAGCTTCAGCGTATGGCGGCTGAAAATGAGCAGCGTAAAATGCGTCGTGAAGCAGCTCTTGAGCAAGCAAAGAATGCTATTAATTCCAAGCAAGGTTACTTCCAGGGCGGCGGTGGCGTAAATGAGCCAACCCCCGGCAAACCGAAGTATGAGAAAGAGGATTCCGATTCGATTCGTAACAACGAAGATAAACAACAGGTTGGTGCTCCTCCGTTCCCAGGCGTCGGCAAGCCCGATGGTCTGTATGGTAACGACCTGGCTGAGAAGAAGAAGCTCCTTCGTGCCAAGCTGAACGCTCAGTTCGTTAAGTCGGCAGAAAAGGGCTCGGATCGTTGGGAGGTTTATCATGGCGATAACATGATTCTAACTGCCACCGTTAACGATCTGGTTGGACCAGATAAGGTTGCTGCTTTCTACGACAGCATTGCTACTAAGGTTTATGGCAAGAAGATTCTTGACACCATTAGAACTCAAGGTTTTGATACGGCAATGTCCATCTTTAAAGGTGCACAGGCTGTAGCAGGACCGGGAGCGGCTCCTGGCGCACCTCCCGAGGGCGGCGCGGCTCCAACCCCGGAGATGGCACCTCCTCCAGATATGCCTGGCGACGCGCCGGTTGATACTGGTGAGGCGGGCGGACCTGCAGAGGCATTGGAAACCAGTTTGGATGAGGTTGATGGATTGATTGCTGACATGAAGCGTCAGGTTCAGTCTCTGAAGGAAGAGGATACTGGCGACATGGGCGAAATGGCACCTCCCGAGGGCATGACTACAGCGTCAGTTTCTTTACCAGCCATGCGTAAAACCCTTAATGCAGCGTTAATCAAGGGTGCGCAGCAGGCACTTAACGATCTTAACGATCACAAAGAAGAATTACAGCTATTGCGGCATGTTTACAACACCGAAGGTGCTGTAAATGTCGAGAATTCAGAAGTTGTTGGCGATCTTGCCGAAGAAGCAGTGAATGATGTTAAGGGCACGGTTGCTAATGTACATAAACTTATGTCGGCATTTGTAAAGTATGCGCGCGGCACAGAAGCTCTTATTAAGAGGGCTGGAGAGGAGTCAGAGATGACTGAGGAAGCAAAGTGTAAATGCCCTGGCGACAAGTGCAAGTGTGGCGACAAAGAGTGCAAGGGCTGCAAAGAGTGTAAAGAAGATAAAGAAGATAAGAAGGAAGATAAGAAAGAAAAGAAGGACAAGAATGATGCTGATCTCGGTTTCGCTGACTTAGGTCTTCCAGAAGAAGGCGGTCTTGAAGGCGGTCTAGAAGATGAGGGTCTGCCAGATGATCCTGAAGGTCTAGAAGCTTATCTCTCTGAGCTGTCAGGAGATGAGGAGCCTCCGCTGGAGGAGGATGAAGAAATCTCCGTATCCGAAGAAGAGGATATTGGCGACGCGAACACCACCATCCAGTTCGAAGGCGGAGAGCCTTCAGAGCTTACTACTGATGAACCAGTAGAAGGCTTAATTGGTGAGGCAAGCTCTGATAAACTCGCTGCGATGCGTAACAAGATTGCTCAAAAGGGCGTAGCATTCAGTGACATGCTCCAGAAGGCACATCCCGGCGGCGGCGTAACCACTAAGTTGGATACTAAGCCAACTGGTGACTTGGGCAGGGTTGAGACTCTAACAGAGGCACATGACAAGTTCATGCAGGTTGCTAATGCGCCTCCACAGGTTCGTAAGGCAGCTGAGGACATTCAGCGTCTAGTCCAGGCTGGCAAGATTGATCCCGAAGGCGACTTCCCAGCATTAATTGCCCAGGGTCTTGATCCCCAGGCAGTCGCTTATTGGAAGAAGCTTTGGGGCGAGGCTAGCGACAGTGAATCCTCTCAGTACGTAAATGACTTGGTTAAGGATTACCAGTCCAAGAAGTCAGAAGAGGAAATGAGCAAGTACAGAGTTAAGACTGCTCGTGCCTATGAGCTTGCTCACGAGATGTCCCAACGTGGCATCATCGGTAGCAACCGCGAAGCTATCTCCGTGCAGGTTAATGAATTGATGGACTTCTCGGATAAGAACTTCGCACATCTGAAGGCAACGGTAGAGCGTTATCCGTTAAAGAAGATTGCTTCTATTCCTAACGTTGGATACCCGCAGGATTCTATGATGGGTGCGGATCTGCCAGCAGTACCAGCAGTAGATTCTTCAGGAAATCTTACCGCTGATCTAGATGCAGCGTTCAAAGGTCGCAGGTACTAATTAGACAATGAGGACGGGGCTTTAGCCCCGTCCTTATATCTATTTTAAGGATTACACAATGATAAAAAACTCAAATATTGGTGACACAATTGCGGCTGAAATGAACGAGACTCTGGATAATGTAGAGTTTAAGAAGATTTTTGCTAGCCCAGTGGTAGAAACTGCCCCTACACAAGACTATTCCGAAGCTTTAAGTGACGATCCAAATTATCGCGCTTTCATTCGCTTTGCATCCAAAAAAGAAGATAAGGACGAGGATGACAAAGATAAGAAGAAGGGTAAGAAGGACGATAAGAAGGACGATAAGAAGGACGATAAGAAAGAGAAGCCAACGAAGGGTAAGCAGCCTCCATGGTTGAAAGGCAAAGGTAAGGACAAGAAGAAGGACAAGAAGGACGATGATAAGTATGCTTGCGCAATGAATCATGTCATTAATACTCTAGTTCGCACCTCTGAAGCTTTAGAAGGAATGGGTCTTATAGTTAGTGCCGTTGAATCAGTTAAACTTCTTGATAAGATTATCGATGAAGCAGCACATCAAAAGTTAGCTGAAGAGTATGATCCTTCAGAGCTGGCAAGTAGGTTTGGGTTAGAGCTTGATTCTGATGAGTCTATGTCGGATCCAGAGTTGGACGCGGAGCCTCCTGAGTTAGGCGATGAAGAAACTGAACTAACCGAACGTATTGAAGAGATTAAAGAAGAGCCGGAAGACGCCCCAGTTCCTGAAGCTTTAGATACAGATGATGTTCTCTTATCTGACGATTTTATTCTTGATGATCCTGAAGTAGTTGAAGCTTTTAACGAGCTTAACATGTGGGTAAAGCGAGCGGAAACGGACGACGACGACGACGACGAAGAGGAAAAAGAGAAGGAAGAGAAAGAAAAGAAAGAAAAGAAAGAGAAGGAAGAAAAAGAAAAGAAAGAAAAGAAGGAAGATGAGAATGACGCCAAGGATGGCGACGAGGAAGACGAGGAAGACGAGAAGGATGAGAAGGATGAGAAGGATGAGAAGGATGAGAAGGACGAGAAGAAGGACGAGAACGATTTAGATTTATCCTGGCTTACTGACTAACGACGCTTACCGAACACAAGGTGAATTAAATGTTTAAACGAGATCGTGTAGACGAGAGTATATTGGAAGATATGGCGGAGCATTATTTTAAAAACGCCTTCAGTAAAGTCCAAACTAACCAAGATCATATTAAAGTAATTGAGCATCTTAATTCGGCAGCAGAACTGTTAGAAGGTACAGGGTTATATAAAGAGGCAGAAGTAACTACTAAATTAATTGAGATTGTAGCCAAGAAAAAGAAGGATAAAGATAAAGAGGATAAAAAGAAGGCAAAGAAGGATAAAAAGGAAGGCAAGTCGCCCAAGGACAGTGAAGAAGCTGTAGAGAATTTGAAAACTAAAGGCTGGATGTTCAGCGCAGATGATGGTGGAAAAAACGCAACAGCAGACGTTGTTGTCACCGAGGGCGAGGGCGACGGTGATGACGATTTTATCGATGACTTAAGCAAATTGTGGAAGTAACTCTTAATTTATTTTGTTAATTGCTTATGCCCCCTACCGCAAGGTAGGGGGCATTCTTTTTGTGCGTGTTATATACATGGATATGCGCGGTATGAAAGAGCTTCGAAAGATTCGGCACGAACTTGCGGACAATTATATACAAGGAATTTCTACTTATAAAATGGGAAAGATGTATAACACATATCCTATGAACATAACTATGGTTTTAAGAGAAATGAATGTACCCAGCCGTCCTGCCAATGAACAAAGAAATATTAGCATTCCTGTAGGATTGAAAGAGAAGATAGATGGGTGGTTGCTTGGCGATGGAAGCGCGGTAAGTGTTGGTAGGCAAGGTAATTTTACAATTTCGTCAAAACACGAAAGTTATATAAATTACGTCTCCAAATGTTTTGATGATTGTGGCATGTCGTCTAAGCATTATACCTCCGAACAGTTTAATAAAACATATTACAGGTTAAGAACTGTCAGCACAGTGGAAATGGGTGAGATGCGGAGGCGTTGGTATAGAGATAAGATTAAAATAGTGCCGGCTGATTTACATCTGTCCAACGCATGTATACGCCATTGGATAATGGATGATGGCACGCTTGACCAGAAGAAGGGGCATCTGCGTATGTGTACTAATGGTTTTACCGTAGAAGAGTGTGAATGGCTGGCTGAACAGCTTAATGAATTCTTAGGGTCTACAGATATCCATGCCTGCGAAAAAGGAAAAGGCACGACTAGGGTATATATACCCAAAAAGGAAGTATTAAAACTGTATAGTAAAGTGGGAAGCTGTGATGTTAATTGTTTTATGTATAAGTGGAACGTTCCGTCTATGCACTCACGTATAGGTAAAGGTAGTGAAATGTATGTTGAGAATTATTCAGACTGGTAATAGCCTTCCATTCAGTTTTCCTGTTGAGACCAGCGCAGAATTCCAGCCGGGTCAGACAGCCCAATTAACGGTTATGGGGAACAACGTAGTCTGCGGAGTCAGCGATGGCATCGCCCCTATAGGCATCATTGACGATGTTAAAACTAATGCTTTCACCACCTCTGCGGTAGATGAGGTAGTAATTGCTGGACCTATAGTAGGTGTCACTGGTCCCAACAACACTTTAGTAACTCCGCAGGATGTTAAAGCAGAATTAGAGAACCCCAACATAACTATGAGCAGTTTCGTTTCCGATCCAGTAGATGTGGAATTGATTCCTCGTAACGGTGTCGTAGTATTTTTAGCTGGCACGGAGTTGAATTTTGATGCGGACGGCGACGGCATACCAGATTCTATTCGTACCGTTGTGAATTACACCTACCAAGTACCAAACGTTCCCGGCGACGATTCAACCTTTGCTAGCGGTCGGGTAACGGTTTGGTTCCAGAGAATTATTGCACAAACTGATCAATATGAAACTCAGCAAAGATACCCTATCAATGCTAACTTATTTGTTAATGATGAGGGACGTTTAACCACCCGGAAGCCATCAGATTCACACCCTGGCGTTGCCATTGTCTCCGGATCTCCCACCAGCACTCACCGACTTTTAGAGTTCATTTGGCTTTAAATTATTATTACCATATAGCATCAGAAAAGCTAAAAGCAGCCTTCAATGCATAACCGCGTATAAATAGTAGGTTACATAATATAGGTGCATTTATGGCAGATAAAATGGATTGGGCGGCAGCGATGTCTTCCGAGGTTTTTAGGAATTTTGCCCAAAGCGAATTATTAAAAGAAGCTCAAGAAGTTAAAGAAGTCATTTTAGAAGATGATGCATTAAACAACTTCGAGGGGCTACAGAAGCGGGTACATGCATCTCCCAAACTTCGTGGTGCGTTCAAGAAGCTCCAGCAGTTATTTACTAGTGATCCAGAGTACACCGCTAAGGTTGATCGCAACTTTGTTGAAGGGGTACTGTTACTTAATGTAGAGGATGAGTAATGATTTCTAAGCATATTGGTTTTTCAGATAGCGAAGTAATGCGTGAGCTTGAGAAGCAGGCGGTTAAAAAACTAGCCGAGGATAATTGTCCTATTAATATTCGTCCATACGGTCCCACTGGGGATTTGTGTTCTGACATCGTGACATTAGCGCGCGGGTTACGAGAAAAGGGTTTTGAAAAAGAGGCAGAGGAGTTGGGGCGGAAATTCTTACTCTACAAAACTGCTGAGACACATTTGTACCGAGTATTTGATGAAGAGGGCGAAGACCTTATAGACTTCTCCCACAAGGATGGAGATATCGAGATTGCTCCTTCCAAGGGTGGGTATGGCAAAGTAGAGACAATCGTAAGTCAGCAAAAGAAGATTCACGACATTGTCAACAAGAAGCCAACCGGAAAACTAGCTGGAGGTAACCCTGACGGGGCTAAGAAAAGTGGAGTCAAAAAAGTAGCGCTGGATCCTGGAAAACCTCCTGCCGTAGGTAAATATCCAACGCCTTCTAATGAACCGCTTGGCAACGATGACGCCACTGGGGTGTGGGGCTCCCTGCGTGATCGCAAAAAGAGTATTTTAAACATTGTCGGGAAACAAGCCGAACGTACTATTGTTTATGGTACAAATATTGATGGTCAAAGGAAACAATTTTATATAGCGTATGATTCTCCGGACAAAAAAGGCAAGTGGGATTTATTTATCGAGCAACCTGTGGGGATACGGGCGGAGCTGATTACCGGCACTCCCGATATATTAGCACGTCCAGTTAGAGGTTTGAAGGCTGACAATAGAGAAGAATTTCTTAAGTATTATTTAAAGTACACC